GCGAGTTCAAGATTTACACTGTGACGGAAACAGACCCAGGAAGTACGGTGACAATAGCATGAGCCACTACGCTCAATTAGACGAAAACAATATGGTTGTGTTTGTTATTGCCGCTAAGTCAGACCACAAGGAAGATGAGTTTACGGAAAGCACTGGCAATGTTTGGAAGCAGACTTCCTACAACACTTCCGGCGGGGTTCACTACACGGATGGCGTGCCTTCCGATGACCAGACCAAAGCTTTCAGGTTCAACTATGCGGGAATCGGTTTCACTTACGATAAAAATCGCGATGCTTTTATCCCACCCAAGCCTTTTGAATCGTGGATACTCGATGAGGGCATCTGCCTATGGCAACCCCCATTGCCCTATCCAGAAGATGGTGGTAATTATAGGTGGGATGAAGATTTGTTTTCTTGGGAATTAGATCAATAAAAGATACCCCTGCACCAAAACCCTCTTAGTGTTATAATAGTTATATGTTTAATCCATTACTATTTAGATTCCGTGGAACTTCTGGATCTGGTGGTGCTTTGTCTGGGGTAGGCGGGGATCAAGTATTTGATTTTGAAGATTCTGGACAATGGTATAGAACACACGTGTTTACCAATACAACCTCTCAAACATTGACTTTTGAGACCCTGCCCGGATCTTCTGACGCCAGAACCTTGGATGTTTTTCTTGTAGGTGGTGGCGGAGGTGGTGGCTACTCTGAAAACGACTGGATTAACCCATCTGGTGGTGGCGGTGGTGGAGCAGGCGGCTTGTTAAGTGACACACATGTTTTAAATACTAAGAATTTAAGAATATACGTAGGTGCTGGTGGGGCTGCTGGCGGGAAGGGCGCAGACGGCGTAGAGTCTAAGCTTGTAAATCTGGATAGCGGCTCAAGCATTTTTGTTGCCTTGGGTGGTGGTGGTGGCGGATCTGGTAGCGGAGTAAATGCTACTTATCTTGGAGGAACAAACGATTGGTACAACGGACACAACTCTGGCAGCAACGGCGGCTCTGGTGGGGGCGGAGGTAGGTCTGGGGCAGGAGGAACGGCTACTCAGCCAGTATCGGCATATGGAGGCTCTGGAAATAGTGGATATAATGGTCAAGGTAAAAGCCATTCGGGCCAACCAGCAATAGAAGAAGGAAAAAACGGAGGTGGAGGCGGTGGGGCAGGGTCTGCTGGCTCTGGACGCACAGGGGGCTCTGGTCTTTCTTATAATATTCACAGCTCAACGCAAACCTCAGCTACATTTGCTGTAGGGGGCGGCGGCGGTCGCATGGCTCAAAACGGGGCTTCAACTGGAGCAGCTGGCACAAACCAAAGAGGTAATGGAGGCACGGGAGGATCTGGTGGAGGTGGCTCATCTGACGGAAGAGACTCTGGCGGAGCAAGGGCCGGAGGAAACGGTGGCAGTGGAATTCTAGTAGTTAGATATAAGATAGATACCCCAGAAAGCTCGTAGCCTTTGTGTTAAACTATATTAAAGGATACTTATGACTACCGCCCTTAACTCTTATGCCACAAAGGTCTTTTCAGAACACCCAAATTCTTTATGGGCATTGGATGAAGATATTGGATATATTCGTTACATAAACAACACAAATCAAGATTTAAACAACTGGACGGCTACCGGAGCAACGGTGGTTGCTTCTGACAGTGCTATAGCTCCTTTCCCTACCGTAAAACTTAACACGGTTACAGCAAGTGCAACAAGTACAAGTTTTTTTAGCTCTTTGTCTTTTGGAGAGTCGGACTTCGACCTAAGTCTTAAGTCTGTTTCAATAGGTGCCTTTTTTTTAACAGGATCTTTGGGGGTGCTGGGGGAAGGAAATACTATTGGGATTACCCTGGGGTATAGGTATCAGCATCCAAGCGATTCGTTGGGTGTTTATAGAGAAAGCTCTAGTAATTCCATAAGTGTCCCTAGTTCTGAAACCTGGGGGTTTGTTTCCGAGACGGTAGAGCTACCGGAAAATTTTTCAGATCTAGACTTTTTTATTAAAACAAATAATCACTCATCGTCTTACGAAGTCTCTATTAATGGAATCAACATTGGACAGTGGGCAGAAGAGTTTCAGGTTAGCTCTTTGGGGGTAATCCCCTCAGCACTTCCCACAAACATTAACCTAACATCTTCAAAAATAGACGCAAGCCCCTACGGCCTTGACGGATTAAATGGATACTACCTTTGTAGTCCTACTAACCTTTATGCAAACAATAGTGGGCTTCCCTTGGTTTATGGAGCATTCAACAGTACGGCAATCTCTCCAAACCCAACCCTAGAGCCCTCATTGATTATTCCTGGCTTCGGTTTTATGAATAGTACTGGTCAGTATCAGAATCTAACATGTGAATTTTGGATTAAAGCAAGGGTTCACTCCTTTTCACATAAGAGAATATTTGGACCAATTTCATCTACCGACGGTCTCTACGTAGAAGGACCATTCCTTAAGCTTATGATTGGAAGTAATATAGGAAGTCATTTTGTGGGGGAGTGGGAAAGACCAATGCTCATTAACATTAGGCTTTCTCCAACGCAGGCTTCTTTGGTTATTAATGGAGAAGAGGTTATTTCTCTAGGTCTTGTTACAGAAGATATTACCTACCCAGAAAAATACGACGTATCAAACAATGATCAGGATTGGCTTGGATTTTATTCCTATGAGGATGTTCCACTAATTCAAATTGATTGTGTTGGCATCTATCCCTACGAGGTTCCAACAATTGTGTCAAAAAGAAGGTGGGTATACGGGCAGGGGGTTGAAGCAAGCAATAGGCTTGTGGGCGCCAGCTCATCCAATACCCTTACATTTGACAACTCTTTTGCTAAGTATGCTAAAACATATACTTATCCAAAACTTGGAAGATGGGCAAATGGATTTATTGACAATCTTGTTCCAAGCTCTGAGCAGTTAGAGCTTCCTTCATATTCTTTGCCAGAAATCTCTTTTAATAATAAAACAAACTTAGAGTGGTACACGGATCTAGAAGCTTCACAAGATCTTAGTGTTTTTTCATCTAATCATTTTATTGACCTTAAACCAAACAGCAGTTGGAATGGAACAGAGGGCTATCTAAAATTTTCTTCTCTTAATTTGTTGCTAGAAGAAACGAAAGCTTTGTTTGGAACATTCTTGGTTAGATCTCTTCCCACTACTCAAGAAATTTTAATGGATTTGGTAAATGAAACAACAGGTAGCAGGCTAACGGTATACATGGAAAACGACATCGTTAGCTATGTTTTTAAATACAAAAAACCAGACGGAACTTACCAAGAAACCACCCTATTCTCCGCCTCTGACCATTTTAATGATATTGCTTTTCATGTTGGATTTCACATTCAAAGGATTGTAGATTATTATGGAGGAGCTGTGGCCACGTTCTTTGGATCAAAACAAAACATTAAAGTTTTTATTGGTGGGAATCCTAATTTTGAAAAAACTTTTAGTGGAAAAATATTTAATGTTTCATTTTCTACCGCTAAGAATCTTTCAAAGATCTCTAGCGAGTTCTTAATAAAAGGTTTCCCAAACAACTTCTCTGAAAGCTATGAGGAGGTTATTGTAATCTATGACGGGGATACCCCAGACGAAACCCTGTGGGATCAAGACCTGGATGCCAATGGCCCAGTTCTAGACTTAACCCCGGGAGCAGTTGACCAGGCTGCAGACATCATCGACGGATCAAGCCCAAACCCCCTGATGCTTGTTAGCTCTTTGTCACATATTGGAAGCTATACCCTAAAGGCCAGAACAGAATTAGATAACTTTATGCTAGACATTGCGGTAGATGGTTACTGGGAAGATTACTTACCACTAAGCTATTTTGCAAAATATGTAGATGGCGCTGGCGGTAACAAATATCTAGATGTAGACTTTTTGCAATTCAGCATTGATTACCCCCACCTAGATATATTTTCAAATGGCAACTATGACTACTCCGGATCACATTTTAGGACATATGCAACTTTTCAGTATATCTCAGAAGGTGCCAACAACGGTATTGATGAGTATACTGAAATCTCTTTGCCTGTTGCCGGGGTAGTCAGGCCTACATCAGCCTGGCAAACAGAAAAATATGAAATTATAGACGACACCATTCTCTACCCACCAGACGGAGTAGACTTCTCTCTGTTGTCTGTAAACATTCACATGGAGTTTCAGATTCCCGGACTAAGAAACAACTCCTTCAAGGTCAGGTCTTTAAGGCTTGCGTCAAGAGCCCTATCTCAAGGTAAAAACAATATTGGCAACAAGTTTGGTGTAGAAATTTACCCATATAAAAAAGGTAAAAATTACACAGACTACAAGTTTGTAGAACCCTTTAGCCTTTACAAAAACTCAGTTCCATATTTTTATTCTGTTGGAAATACAGGGCTAAGATTTAGAAAAAAGTTTTCTATAGCAGAAAATGCAGGATTTGAAATTCCAATAAACAAGAAAAGGTCAAACTTCTTTAAGCTAGGTGCTTTTCAAATTCAAGCCCACGTACACAATGAAGACTTTTCAAACGCACCCACACTGCTTTTTGAAATTGAGTCATTAGATAAAACTCTTAAGTTTTACTTAAGGCAATATACGAACAATTCCAAAAGGGGCTATATCTACGCGATAGACTCTACGACAAACTCGCTTGCTTCAGGAATTACTTATGCCCTCAACGGCAACATCACTAATAAGCCGACGATCAATCCAGAAGACTGGTTTGTTCTTGGTATATCACTTGATACGGCATTAAGCTTTAATGACTACACAGGTTACTTGCGTATAACTAGCCCAATCTTATTCAATAATCTTTCTGCACACCAGATTAGTGAGCAAGATGAATTGGCACGATCTGCAGTTAGAAAATGGTATTCTGTAAATACCCTCGAAGGTGTTCAGCAGGATTGGGACGACTGGAAAGACGACAACATGTTTGATGGCATAGATGAGTATATTTGGTCTCAGGTTTTATATATTTCTCAGGTAAATCCAACCGCACCAGACATAGAAAAAAGTTATCGACAGTTTACCGGTACGGATAAAATAGTTATTGAAACAGACAAGACTCTAACGTTCCAGGATTACCGATATGCCGTACTTCAAAACATAAAGTGGTCTACACAGACTATTGTTTCTGCATAATGTGGTATAATTGTGGTTATGAAAAAGAAAAAGCCACGCTTTCCTGGTCAGGTAGGGGACACAAAAGTTCGGGTTATAGAAGAGAAGTTTTCTAAATTTGGGACTTACGTTTGGCATAAGCCAAATGGAAAAGCCTTTACAGATGGCCAAGGAAACGCACTGTCTATTGAGTCTATGGATGGCGACCAGTCTAAGGTTGAAGAGCTTAGGTCTGCCGCAAGATATTGGGGGGAGCCAGACGGTTCCGCTAAGTTTTATGCAAATATGAAAAAGATTTCAGAAGAAGAGCACAGCGAACAAGTTGACAGAATGAAACAGGGGCTACTTCCGAATATGAATGACTTGGGAGCAGTCATTGCCGCAAAGAAAACCCTAAACGAATATGGAGACGAAGGCTAATGTCTGACAAAGAATGGGTCATTGGTGCTAGCATTGATGAAATTCAGAAAAACGAAAATGAGTTTCAAGCTCAAGACCCTTTTGGTAAAGTCTGGAACGATTTAAAAAAATACTCTGGTTTAGAAAACAACTTTAAGCGCAGGGCTACAAGAGTTGCTAAAGCACTCTCTTCCCCACCAGACGAAACTTATTTCGACAGCGCCAACGCAAAAAAGACTGGAATAAACGAAGCAGGGTCAAAAGAGATTAATCCAGGAGAGGTCTACCGTAATGGCTACGGAATGTTTGACGTTATCACTCCTCCCTGGAATCTTTATGAGCTTGCCAACTACTACGACACATCTTTTGCTAACCACGCGGCTATTGATGCAAAGGTAGAAAACATTGTTGGACTCGGGTATGATTTTGCCGTGTCAGAAAGTACAATGCTAAGACTTGAAACTAATGACAATCAAGAATCTGTTAAGCGTGCTCGCAACAGAATTGAAAGAGCAAGGATTGAGCTTCGTGACTGGTTAGAAAATCTTAATGATACAGACTCTTTTACAAACACACTTATGAAATTCTATACAGACGTGCAGGCAACGGGAAATGGGTATTTAGAAATTGGAAGAACAACCAAGGGAGAGATTGGATATATTGGACACATACCGTCAACAACAATGCGTGTGCGCAGACTGCGCGACGGGTACGTACAAATAATTGGACATAAGGTAGTTTACTTTCGTAATTTTGCGGGGAAAAACCAGAACCCCATTACAGAAGATCCTCGGCCAAACGAAATCTTGCACTACAAAGAATACTCTCCACTAAACACGTTTTACGGTATTCCAGATATCATGTCTGCAATTTCAGCTTTGCACGGAGACCAGCTTGCATCTCAATACAATATTGACTACTTTAGCAACAAGGCTGTTCCTCGATATGTGGTGACCCTTAAGGGGGCAAAGCTATCTGCTGACGCAGAGGATAAGATGTTTAGGTTCCTTCAAACAAATCTTAAGGGACAATCACACCGAAGCCTATATATTCCTCTTCCTGGAGACTCTGACAACAACAAAGTAGAGTTCAAGATGGAGCCCGTTGAAAATGGGGTTCAAGAGGCATCGTTTAATGAGTACCGCCTTCGAAATCGTGACGACATCCTCGTTGCACACCAGGTGCCATTGTCTAAAATAGGAGGGGCAGACGCTTCTTCGATTGCTTCTGCTTTGGCACAAGACAGAACATTTAAGGAGCAGGTTGCTCGCCCAGCTCAAAACAACTTGTCAAAAATGATCAACAAGGTGATAAAAGAGAAAACTGATATTCTGCAGTTTAACTTTAACGAGTTGACGCTGACCGATGAAATTGCTCAATCTCAAATTCTTGAGCGTTACGTGAAGACCCAGGTGATGACTCCGAATGAGGCTAGACAGGAACTTGGATTGCCCCAAAGGCAGGACGGAGACGATCCGTTTGTCATGTCTCCAAGGCAAGCCACAGATGCTAGGGCAAACCTGGCAGGGAACAGGGAAAGAGATTCTGAAAGATCAAACAACCAATCCGACAGTCAAGCAACTATTAGTGGAAGAAATCCACAAGGCGAGGGACGTTCTTCAGAATAGTCCGCTTTTTTAAAAATGTTTAAAAAGGCTTGTATAATGGAGTTAGTATGACTATGCTTAAAGCACACTGGGAAACAGAAGGCGACGCCGTTCGTCTGTCAATGCCGATCGCAAAAGTTGATCAAGAGAGGCGCACAGTCTCAGGTTTTGCTACTTTAGACAACGTAGATAAACAAATGGACATTGTTACACAAGATGCATCAATTAAAGCTTTTGAAAAGTTTCGGGGCAACATTCGTGAAATGCATCAGCCAACAGCAGTAGGCAAGATGGTATCTTTTAAGAAAGATAAGTATTTTGACCCAGAAAGTAAGAAATTCTATTCCGGCGTATACGTTTCTGCATACGTATCTAAAGGCGCACAAGACACCTGGGAAAAGGTTCTTGACGGAACGCTTTCTGGGTTTTCTATTGGTGGAAAGATGATTAAGTGGGACGACGCTTATGACGAAAAAGCAGATAATAAAATTCGTATTATCAAAGAATATGATATTGTAGAGCTTTCTCTTGTTGACTCCCCCGCAAATCAGTTTGCCAGCATTCTTTCTGTAGAAAAAATTGACGGTGTTGATACCCTCAAGGGAGAGGGCATTGACGTAGCCATTGAAAATGTTTTTTGGGATTCAGAGTCTGGACTAGTTATGATGTCTGACAATGAATCTGAAAGCCACCCCGTGTCTGGGGAATCTATGAAAAATATTGGTTTTGTAGAAAAAACAGACAATGAAAAAACAAAAATGATAAAGTTCTTAGTTGATAGTGCTAAAGGCATTAATCTTTCTAAGATAGCAAAGGAGGCAAGTCCTATGACTGATGCAACAGAAACCCTTACAGAAAAATCTGATGAGGTAGTTGAAGAAGTAGAGGTCGCTCCAGAGGCAGATGCCGAAGCCACTGAAGAAGCTGGTGCTGAAGTGGAGACAGAAAAATCTGACTCCACAGAAGACATCGAAAAAGCTGACGAAGAGGCAGAGGTTGCAGTTGAAGAAGGTGCAGAGTCCGAGGAAGTTTCTGAAGAAGCTGCCGAAGAAGTCGAAAAATCAGATGTTGCAACTTCAGTGTCTGAAATGAAAGACACGATTGCACTAGCCTTTAGCGATCTAGCAGAGACCGTGAAGTCACTTCACACCGAGGTCGATGCTTTGAAGAAATCAATTACTGGCGTGTCTGAGGAAGTTGCTGCTACCAAGCACGAGTTCTCTGAGACAAAGGGTCAGTTTGATGAGTTTGGAAAGCGTGTTGATGCTGTAGAGCAAGACACCGCTTTCCGCAAGTCTGGCGATCTTGGCGAGATCGTACAGGAGGAGCCAGATATGGTTCAAAAATCCCTATGGGGCGGTCGTTTCCTCAAAACAGCCGATTTATTTAGCTAACAAAAATCACTTAGGAGGTGACAAGATGTCGGAAGAGATCAAAAAGAACTACCCAGCAAGCGGTGACTCAGAAAACCCAGTTAACTCTGAGGGAGCCTTCGCTTCTGGTGGTATTGGCGGTGTTTCTTCGCCTGGTGCTAGTACCTTGGGAAACACTGCAACCGCCGAATTTGGCGTAACAACTGGTCCAAATGCCGTTAATCCCTCGGGTGCAGCGGCTAGTGGTATCCTTCGTCCAGAACAAGCTCGTCGTTTTATCGACTACGTTTGGGATGGAACAGTTCTCGCCAAAGACGGTCGTCGTGTTACCATGCGTGCAAACACCATGGAACTCGAAAAAGTCAACGTTGGAGAGCGTGTTATTCGCGCTGCCAACCAGGGTAACGCAGCGTACACTAACGCTGGCGCAACATTCAGCAAGGTCGAATTGACTACCAAGAAAATTCGTCTTGACTGGGAGGTTAGTGCAGAAGCCCTCGAAGATAATGTTGAAGGTGCTGCATTGGAAGACCACTTGGTCCGCATGATGACAAACGCTTTCGCAAATGACATCGAGGACCTCGCCATTAACGGTGACGGTACAACGGGAAACTTCCTTTCAATTATGCAAGGTTTCCACAACCACACCACAACAAATGGCGACGCTCACGAGTTCGATGCTACCGTGACAGACAACGCATTTACCCCTGAAGTTCTTCAGGGTGTAATCAATGCTTTGCCACGTAAGTACCGTGCACTCAAGAACGGTCTGAAATTCTACGCAGGTACTGCAGCCTTCCAGGGTGCGGTAAAGGCAAACGGTACCGACAGCTCCAACATTTGGACTGAAGACTACCGTAACGCTTACCTTGCTGGTACAGACCAGGTAATCGGTCAGGCACGCACAACTCGCGTGCTTGGTATCCCCGTAATGGAAGTTCCTTACTACCCAGATGGATTCATTGACTTGACTTTCCCATCTAACCGCATTTGGGGATTCCAGCGCGACATCACGGTTAACCGTGAATATGTTGCAAAGAAGGACACCGTTGAGTACACAGTATTTGTGCGTTTCGGTATCCAGTGGGAAGAGGAAGACGCCGTTGCATTCGTTGATGCAGCAGTGGATGGCTCTTAATCCATTTAAAATAACCCAATAATAAAGAGGGTAGAGGCTGAAAAGTCTCTACCCTCTTTTTATTCTGTTATAATAGATACAGGAGGCAATACTAATATGACAGATATGAAAGAAAAAATAAAGGGCACTCCAGAAAACGATGACAACAATGTTATCTCTTCTGGCAGTGCAGATCGTGTTGGCGGGCAAAAAAAGTCTGCAATGAGCTTGAATGAAAACGGTGTTTTGATTTCTGGCAAAGCAGAGAAGGATAACAAGAAAGAGCCCGCTCCGGCAAAGAAAACGGAAGACGTTGCAATATACTCTAGCAAGAATGTTACTTGGCAGGGAGTGGGCAGTGTCAGCAAGGGCTACAATATCGTTTCTAAAGCAGAGGCAGCTAAGTGGCAAGGACGTAGTCACATCAGGCCAGCCACTCCAGAAGAAGTCGCAGCACACTACGGAAAGTAGATGGAAAAATGGAATTGTTACGGGTACCATCATTGGATACCAATGCCGAAATCGCTGTTGCGAGCCCATCTATTTCTTATGATTATACAGTCACAGATTTAGGAGATCGCTCTCAAACATCCGGTAGCGTGGTGTCCAGTGTCGGTTCTGTTGTAACTATTCCAATTCCATCGGCTTATGATGGCTCTTATGTTGTAGCGGTTGACAGCACGGAAACCTACGTTGACGTAGTTAGGCCGTATGTTGACCCTACAACTCAAGGAGCGACCACGGCAGAGATCGAGGCGTACTCTGAAAATGAGCTACAAGCCAGAGCAATCATCGATTCTGTCGTGTCGGAGGGGTTTTATTATAAAAAGCATATAATCGAAACCACTGGTCTTGGGGCAGACTATATTCCTCTTTGGGTAGATGCCCACAAAATTCTTAAGCTATACGAAAACAATGTTTTACTTTATGACTCAAGCGATCCTAATAGCTATTCGACAAGCTATAGCATCACACATGACAGGACTGCCATTGTTGAAAATTATACTGGAGGACTGAATAGGCTAGAGTCAGCTAACTTGGTGATGCCCACTGCCGCTACGGATCTTTTAAATAATCAGCTTGTTTACCGGGGATTTCCAAAGACCTTTGATTATGAAATATCTCTTGTGGTTGGGTATCCAAAATTGCCAACCGATATCGTAAAGGCTGCAAAGCTACTCGTTGATGACATTTCTTGCGGTAGGCTCGACCACACCCAAAGATACATGAAGTCCTACTCTACTGACCAGTTTAAAGTAAGTTTTGATAATAGAGCTTTTGAGGGAACGGGGAACTTGGTTGTTGATAAGATTTTGTCTAAGTATGCAAAATCTATTAGAACAATTGGAGTTTTGTAATGACCTGTAGCAATGATGCATTCTACCCACTAAACGCAGAAATTTTTTATCCAGTAGTTTCCCAAGGGGCATATGGGGAAGTAACCAAAACCTGGACGCTAGATAGGTCTGTTGTTTGCAGCCTTTCCACGGCGGGATCTAGGTTTAGAGAGCAAGTAACTCCCAACGTAGACATTTCTTTAGAGAGTATTCTCATTGGCAGGTTTAAGGAAGACATTAGAGTCGATACCGCTGGAGAGGGGCGGTCAATTACAAACATTGCCGTTACAAACATTAAAGATAGGCTGTTAAATGCTATTTATCTAGAAACTTCTGGGGTCAGGGATGGCCTTTCGACACTGTTCGAGGTATCTACCGTTAGCCCACAGGTGGGACCATTTGGAACTGTTGAATACTACAGAGTTATTCTTAGTAGATCAGAGAACCAGGGGGGAGATTTTGCTTAAGGTAAAGTTTCAGACTGATAAGTTTAATAAAGAAATGAACTCTATCTTAAACTATGCCTCTGGATTTTTAGACGGTGCCCAGGCAGGCAAAAAAGAGTTGATGCAAACAATTGGTGAAAAGACCACAGAATACCTGGACGCCTTCATTGACTCTAACGCAAGGATAAATCCGGAAATGCTGCACCACGTTTACGAGTGGTACGAAAACGGAAGTCCAAACGCCAGACTGTTTGACTTGCAGTACTCTACACATGGAGGCGGCCTCACTTTTAGTTCTACTTTCAGGCAATCTTCTTCTGTCGCAAAAGGTTCCCATACCCCATTTTATGACAAAGCTAGAATAATGGAGCTAGGAGTTCCGGTTGTCATTAAGCCCGTAACTGCGCAGGCTTTGAGATTTGAAGATGGCGGTCAAGAGGTTTTTGTAAAGGGTTCTGTTACAGTTGAAAGTCCCGGTGGAGCCTCCACTCAGGGTGGGTTTCAAGAGGTTGTAGATTCTTTTTTTAGAAACTATTTTTCTCAATCAGTTTTGTTTTCAAGCGGCCTTGCGAGACATCTGTCTAATCCGGTAGACTTTAAGACAAGGCTTCCACGAGCAAAGAGGGGTGGCAGGGCGCAAGGGTTTGACGTCGGCTACCGATGGATTTCTGCTAAAGGAGTAATTTAATGGTTATAGACTATCCACCAGTTTTTATTAATACATATCTAAGCGAAAAGATTTCCGAAAGTCTTCCAGATTATTTTGACGGGAGTGTTCGGTTTTTTCCAACACAGCCAAGCACCATAGATGCTCTTACAGAACAGTCTCCAGAAGACTCTGATGAGCCATTTGCGGTTTACGACAGAATGTTTAGAATGCGCAGAAAGGCTTTTCCTCATATTCGTACAGAGCAACTTCTTTATTACTTTTATAAAACTGCCGGGGGTATTGAGCCATTGGTTCAAACAATCCAAAAGGTTCAAGACTTGTTGGATAACGGAGATGAGTCAGCAGAAGACCTTAACACTTGGATTGGTCAAAAATTACAGTCGAGCCCCGGAACAAGCGTAGATGGTTATCAAACAGTTAGGTTTGGTGCTGGTGCAAATGCCAGGGACTTTTATATGCCATACTTTCACGAGACAAAGATATACCAGCTTGAAGAAGCGAGAGATATCATTAACTTTGGAACAGCCAGAACTTATGCTGGAAATAAAGTGATCATTGATTACGATTGGCACAAATCAGGTCCAGCTTAAAAAAACAAAAAACACCTGGTATAATTAAGTTGAGGAAACACCCCCACCAATTTCTATGAAAGAAGAGGTGAAAAAACTATGGCATATTCACGTGGAACTAATGCCAACATTATTGTTGGTGCCGCTGCTATGTTTACGCACAACTCGGGCGAACTGCTTGAGGCGACACTTCCTGCGTATGTAGATGACGAGTCTTACAAGGACACCCTTGAGGACAGCTCTCTTTTTACTAACGTTGGATACACAATGAACGGTTTGGAACTGGTTTTTCAGCCTGACTTCGGTGAAGTCCAGGTTGACCAGCTGCTTGACGTGGCAAAACTTTACAAGCAAGGTATGCAGGTTAACCTGAACACTGCGTTTGCAGAGTCTACCCTTGAGAACCTTCTCATTTCCATTGCAGCACCAACAACTGACAAAGCAGCTGTAGGAGCATTCGCAGACGAGCTTACTCTTAAGTCTGGAGACATCGGAGATGTCCCTCTTGAGCGTGGTATCGTTGCAGTTGGACCTGGTTCAGGTGCAGCAGGTGCAGGTATTGAGCGTATCTACGCCGCTTACCGAGCACTCTCGATTGAGAATGTTACAGTGTCCGCAAAGCGCGACGAGCCCACCATGTTTGAGGTCTCGTTCCGTTTGCTGCCAAATGACAGCGCAGAGTATGGAAAGATTGTCGATCGCACGATTGACTCGACTTCCTAACTAAAAAATAACTTAACAGACAATGCCCTGGGATTTTTCCTGGGGCATTGTTATTTTTGGTACACTTATATTATGGCAACTACAGTATATGAAACCAAGACGATATCTCTCATTGATGAAACAGTCATAGAGCTTAGACCTTTAAAGATTAAGCATTTGAGAAATTTTATGAAATACTTTGATGTTATCAAGTATGCTAATAGTGATGAGGAATCTATAAAGATATTGTCCTACTGCGCACTGGTAGCCCTATCTTCTCAGTACCCGATAATTTCTACCATTGAAGAGTTGGAAGACTCCGTTGACCTGCCAACCGTTTATGAGATCTTAGATATTACTGCGGGGATTAGTGTTAACCCAAATAAAAAGAAAGATCTTAAGGAGCAGGCAACAGATAGCAAAGCTTCTACCTGGGATACCCTAGACTTAGCAGAGCTAGAAGCAGAGGTATTTTTGTTAGGAATTTGGAAAGATTATGAAGATCTGGAGTTAGCTCTATCTATGCCAGAGCTAACGGCAACACTAACCTCTAAGCGAGACCGGGACTATCAAGAAAAAAAGTTTTTAGCCGCAATTCAGGGAGTTGACCTAGACAAGCAATCTGGCAAAAATCAAGCAAATGCTTGGGAAGAAATGAAGGCCAGAGTTTTCAGTGGAGGTAAGACGGATGATCCAAATGACATAATTTCTTATAGAGGAGCTAGGGCAGACAAGGCGGGTTTCGGAATTGGTCAAGGTCTTAGCTACGAGGATTTAACCTAACAATACTAGCCCCTCTATGTTATAATTAGTATACCGTTTATAACGTTATGAAAGGAAATAAATGGCTACTACAGTAAATGAAGAGAAAGAGCTTACTCTCATTGACGGAACAAAGATTAAGGTGCGTCCTCTAAAAATTTCGCTTCTTCGTCCGTTTATGAAAAAGTTCGAGGGTATCGCAGACGTAGCAGCAGATAACGACAAGTCCATGAATCTACTTATGGAGTGTGTCCAAATCGCTATGAAGCAATACAGCCCAGAGTTGGCTGGCGATATTAAAGCATTGGAAGACAATATTGATCTTCCAACTGTTTATAAGATTGTTGAAGAGGCTTCCGGGGTAAACCTTGGAGAAGTCACTAATCTTATGAACTAATAAAATAACCAGGGGTGCTGTGGAATGGCTGATATTCAAGCTAATATAGGTATAGGTGTAGATACTACACAAGCCTTAGCTGCTATACGGCAATTGCAGCGTGAGATATCAGTCTTCCACACCCTTATGGCTAAGGGTAGCGCCACAAACGCTGCTAAGTCCGCTCAAATGCAGCAAGGACTTATAAACACAATTAATGAAACTGGCAGATTCTCTGCCGGTATGACAAACATCAGCTCTAGCACAGAGAGCTTTACCAATGCCCTTGAGAAGAACAAGCTTTCGATGGGGCAATACTTCCGCTATGCAGGAGGTGCCTCTAGATCATTTGGAAAAATGTTTTCTAGAGAGTTCAGCACTATAAGTCGGGTGGCTCAGGAAAGAGTTAAAGACCTTCAAACTCAGTACATAAGCATGGGTCGAGACGCCAACGGTGCTCTTCAGGCAATAAAGGTCAGGCCGCTTGCTCTAGATATGAACAACCTGGGCACAAAGGTCCAGATGGTTGCTCAAAAGCAACAACTTTTTAATCAACTGCTGAGACAAGGATCAACAAATCTTCTAAACTTTGGTAAAAATACGCAGTGGGCTGGTCGACAGCTCATGGTTGGATTTACAATACCCCTGACCATGTTTGGGGTGGCGGCATCCAGAGAGTTTATGAAGCTTGAAGAACAGGTTGTTAAGTTTAAGCGTGTCTACGGAGACATGTTTACTACCGATGCAGACACGGACAAGGCCTTAAACAATGTTAGAGAGCTTGCAAACGAGTTTACAAAATATGGGATTGCGGTAGAAAAAACTATTGGGCTTGCCGCCAAGGTTGCTCAAATGGGCAACGTTGGCACAGACCTTACTGCTCAGGTAACCCAGGCAACCAGGCTAGCTGTTTTGGGCGGCATGGAGCAAGAGGATGCCCTGGATACCACAATATCCTTGACGAACGCATTCGGCATTGCCGCTGAAGATCTGGCTGGCAAAATTGCATTCCTGAACGCCGCAGAAAACCAAACCATTCTTTCTATCGAAGACTTTAACGAAGCAATCCCTAAAGCTGGTTCTGTTGTTCAACAACTTGGCGGTAGTGTTGAGGACCTGGCATTCTTCCTTACAGCTATGCGTGAAGGTGGAATTAACGCTAGCCAGGGCGCAAACGCTCTCAAGACATCGCTTGCCAGAATCATAGCGCCCACAGAGGTAGCCAAAAAAGAAATGGCTGGATTCGGCATCGACATTGTCGGCATTGTGGAAAACAATGTTGGTAACCTAAAACAGACAATTGTCGAATTAGGCCAAGAGCTTGACAGCCTAGACCCACTAAATAGAGCTAGGGCTATTGAGCAGCTTTTTGGAAAGTTTCAGTTTGCTCGTATGTCTACAATGTTTCAAAACATTTCTAAGGATGGGAGCCAGGCCCAGAAAGTTCTAGACTTAACGGCAAATAGTACAGAAGAGTTGGCGATCATTGCCGAGCGAGAGCTGGCACGGGTAGAAGATTCGGTATCATTTAAGTTTCAAAAACAACTTGAAAAGCTTCAGGCAGCATTGGCTCCAATTGGAGCAGAATTCTTAAAGGCAGTAACCCCGCTTGTTGAATTTGGAACCAAGCTTCTTAACATGTTTAATAATCTTGGCGATGGCGGAAAGCAATTTGCCGTTATAGCAACTGCACTTGCTGGGGTAGTGTTGCCAGCAGCCCTGATGGGTTTTGGTCTGGTTGCTAACGGTGTAGCAAACCTAATTAAGTTTGTAGCATTCTTGGGTACTGGATTTGCAAGACTTTCTGGACAAAGCAGAATCCTTGGCACCGGCACAGAGTATATGACGCAAGAGCAAATTCAGGCAGCAGCTGTAGCTGCCTCTCTTGGGCAAGCACACAACAATCTCCTGCAAGTGTTTACCGCAGAAGCTTCTGCCGTTGCAAGACTGGTTGCTCAATATAATGCTGCAGTTGTAGCACAGAGACAGCTTGCTATTGGTAGAACAGCTCGGTCAGTCGCAGCAAGGCCGATAGGTCCAAGGCCTAAAGGTTTTGCTACTGGTGGCATCATTAGAGGACCAGGAACTGGCACTTCAGATTCAATTATGGCAATGCTTTCAAACGGTGAAGCTGTTATTCCTGCCGCTAGAGTAAAAGAAAATCCAGGGATTATAGAACAGTTAATTTCTGGAAACATTCCTGGATACTCGGAAGGAACTACCAATGTTCTTGGAAAAGATGTTTCAGTAAGCGGTGATCCTGACGGATTAAAAAGAATTGCTAATAGACTAAACAAAATTTCTACGATTATCCCAGGAATTCTAACCGATTTTGCGAATAGCATTGTTAAAGGTAGCAAAATGTCTGCCAAAACACTGAAAACTAAGCTTGGCAAATTAGCGGGAGATAAACGCCGTCTAGTAGCGATGTCAGAATACACCGAAGCTGGCGGTGCCTCGCCCGCTCAAAGCGGTATGGTCGGTGCCCACACTGGAGCTAAAACACAGGTAGATAAAAATCAAGCTACAACCCTTGCGGCAAATCTTGCACCGGGCAGGGCTAGAGAAATAATGGAACAGAGTAATGGCGGAACCCTTCATTCTGAAATGGTTCTTGGACTTACTGCACAAGAAAATGCTCACAAGGGCGGTAAAGAAGAGCTATCCCTTTTAACCGGTAAAGAAAGGGCAGGCTTTTACAAGGATCCAGAAAACCAAAAAATGATTGGCTCCTATCTTCAGGATGGCGGCCAGGTTGACCTAGAAGATTCTGCACAGTCGGCAGACTTTACAACTTTTACCAGTCTTCTCGCAGCTAAGCTAGAGGCAGCCGGAGAGAGTGCAGTGTCCGAGGCTGACTATGCTAAATTCACCTCCGAAGCAGTAGACGAGATGCCAGACGGTAAGGCAAAGGCAGGAATACAAAGAGCCGAAAATACCTATAAAACTTTTAACCCAGCCGGTCCAGATAAAAAAAGATATAACCTGCCAACAGGAGAGTCGTTTGTTCGTGATCCAGAAACCGAAAAAATTTCCCACACAACCGAAGTACCGGGCGGATCCTATCAACAACGAGGTGGAAAACTTAGACCGCAGTTTGCGGATCAAGCCGAGACCGCTGCTTTAACAAATGTAAAAAATGCAGCCGAATCGCAAGGATATGAGACTGAAAATATAGATGCTTTAATTCAGGATTCAAAAGAGGTTGGAAAAAATGCAGCAAGGGGCATAATTGATGGAGCCGATGATGAGCTAGACAACAGTTCTCCATCAAGAAGAATGTTTCGAGTTGGAAAAGACGGAGCACAAGGCTTAATTAATGGAGCGACAGAAACATTTAAAACAGGCGCCCCAGAACTGCCCGGTGACCCCCCCCTGCCACCAGGACCTCAGACTGGGCACATGGGTCCAGACGGTCAAATTAAAGGTAGGATGCAACGACTTAAAGATGCTGCCATGGATAGTTCTGCAGGAAAGTTTGTAGGGAAAAAGCTTGCACAAAACAGCGGGGTAGCCGTAACCGACAGCAAGGGCAAAGTATACTACGATCCCAACAAGGATGAGTCTACCTGGGCCGGAAAGATGACCGCCGAAGACAAAAAGTTTAGGGCCAATCTTCCTGGTGGAGAAAATTACTCACCAGACATTGAAGGCGCCGTAGCTGGCGGAGTGGTTCCAGTAAAGATTGTGGACGGTCTTGATTCCGATCCAAAGATTCAAGGGGCAGCAGAAAATAGTCAGGATCAAACAGAAGCACTAGCCGAAAGCGTATCCGATCAAACTGAAGCAACTACAGAAGACACAAAAGTTACAAAAGAAACTATTAAACAGGACAAAGCACAAAAGCGC